CTAAGACCTAAAATCCTTTAGACGTAAGTTTTGTGTGAGCCGGCGATTTACAGGGATCAATGGTAGATTTTAAAATATAGCCCCTTGATAAAAAAATAAATAAATTAATTGGTAAGGGGTCTATATGAGTGTAGGAGGATGGTTAATATTTTTCGTACGACTTCTCTTCAATTACTTCTGAGCCATACTTCTTATTGATCAGTTTCTTTATCAAAGATCTTTCATCATTGTTTATATAAACAGCTCTTGCTAAACTTATAAAGTATTCTTTATAATCTTTGTCCTTATAGAGTTCTTCTTTCTCACACCTTCTTATTTGGTCTTCAGTCTTCCATATAGTTATATTAACATATTTTAACCGTTGTATCCACATAGGATTAATAGGGATCTTTTTAGATATAATAGTTAAAAGATCTAATTCTTTTTTTATATTAAGCAGTTGGTCTGCATCTTTGATCTTGTCTTGTTTGATTTCAAGTATAGAGATCTTATCATAAAGTTCTCCTATTGATACTGGTATTAATAATCCATTCATAATTTTCATTATCTTTTATTTAGGTTATTTAAATCATGATCCATCATCTTCCTTACTAAGTCTTTGAATGTAGTTGTTGGTGACCAACCTAATGTATTCTTAGCTTTAAAGTAATCTCCAACTAATAGATCTACTTCAGTTGGTCTGTAATACTTAGGATTAATATTTACTAACACTATATCACCATACATTAGTTTCTCTTCTATTCCTTCACCAATCCATTTTACTTTACCTACAAATGGAGTGTGTTCGATACTCTCATTAATAAATTCTTTTATAGTGTGTGTTTCACCTGTTGCTAATATGAAGTTATCTCCTTTATCTTGTTGTAACATTCTCCACATACCTTCAACATAATCAGGAGCATATCCCCAATCTCTTTTAGAATAAATGTTACCTAATGAAACAGGAGGAAGTATTTGTTTCTTATTATGAACTAATTGATAACTATTAGCTAATTCGGAAAGAGCCAAAGTTATTTTCCTTGTCACAAATGTATGTCCTCTTCGTTCGGATTCATGATTGAATAAAATTCCATTGGCAACAAATATACCATAAGCTTCTCTGTAATTTTTTGAGATCCAATATGAATAAAGTTTGGCTACTCCATATGGTGATCTTGGGTAAAATGGCGTTGTTTCTTTCTGTGGTGTTTCTTGTACCTCTCCGAATAATTCAGATGTACACGCATTATAAAATTTAGTATGTATTGAATGCTTTCTTATTGCTTCGATTATATTTAACGTACCTATTGCATCAACTTCCGCTGTATATTTAGGTAGTTCAAACGAAACTTTAACATGAGATTGAGCAGCTAAATGATAGATTTCATCCGGCTGTAATTCAATTATAAGACTATCTATTGAAATTGCATCTGTCATATCTCCAAAATGTAAATGAAGGTTATCATTCTCATAAATATGATCCACTCTCTCAGTATTAAAAGAAGAGCTTCTTCTCATTATACCATGCACTTCATAATTCTTACTTAATAATAGTTCAGCAAGGTAAGAACCATCTTGTCCAGTTATTCCAGTTATTAAAGCTTTTTTCTTTTTCATTATTTAATTGTTTTCCAGTTCAATTTTAATACTGTATTTATATTAGGTATAACATACTCATGATAGAATAAGTTATCATTCTTTAATTGCATACTATCAATAAGATTCATAAAGGAACTATTCATCACATGTATTTCTTTAGCCTTCTCCATTAAGTATCCAAAGTCGAATATACAAATCTCTTTATTATCAGGTCTTATTATTTGAATATCCTTAGGTAGTTCTTTTGATATTTTTCTTGTTGGAAGATGATCATGTACAAATATGAATTCAGAATCATCTGTTAGATTATAGATATTATAGAAGACTTCTTTCTCTCTTTCTAAATCTCTTTCTAAGTAAAACTTATTCCATTTATTTTCAAAAGGAATATTATGATCTTCATAGAATAATTGATCAAACGTATTTGGTTTGTTTATTCTATTAGAAAATTCAACAGTATGTCCAACAATAACATATTCATTATTAGAAAACATACGCATAAAATCTCTTACACCTTGATCATCTAATGCAATTAATTTAAGGTTAGGTTTATCCTTGTACATACGTCTTACATTCTTACAGTTATGTGGGAACACAAATAGAAAAACTGTTTCATATTCTTCTAAATAAGTTCTAACAAGTCCGTTTAACATTATATGATCTCCGAGACCAAGATGGTGGTAAATATAAATTTTGTCTTTCATTTTGTTTAATTTATTATTTTATAATCTAATCTCAGTGTAACTGTTAGCCAAGGTGTTTGACCTTTCTTATGAGGTTGCCATGTTAAATGAATATGATCACTACCCTCTTGAATAGTATATCCTTTGGCTTTAGCTACTGCATAAAGATCTGATCTTAAATCTTCTTTAAGATGATCCATTAAATTATAACTACCGCTAAGTATTAATGCAAGAAATGAGTAGGGTATTTCCCTACTCGCTTTCATTCTATATAAAGTATAGTTAGTTTGATTATTCATTATACTGAAGTTTGAGAGTATTTACAACTCATAGTTACTAATAATTTATCATTGCAGCTTTTTTCTTTTATAAGCTCAGCATCAATAGAGATGCTTTCTGATATAATAATAACATCTTTTCTTTTAGCTTCTTTAACTAAGTCTTGGAATAAAGCTTCTTGTACTGAACCTCTTATTGCTTTAACTCTTTGATAAGTTATTCTTTCTACAAATGTAGATACTTCTAATTTATCTACTACTTTATTTAAAGTTCCTATTAAATCTTTACCCTCTATTTTAAAGTTTACTTTTTTATTTTTTTCCTTAGCTATTACTTTTTTTACTTTTTTTAATGGAGTCTTTTTAGGATCATTTTTAAATTCGTTTTTCATAATTATTTATTTAATTAATTTAATTGTATAAGGATCTTCCTTCAATTTATATAACTGCTCATCGTTTTCTATTTTCCTTTTCAAAGTTTGATTAGGTACTTTAAGTGATTTAGCTGCTGATGTTAATGTTGGAAAGGATGTAGTCTCACCCGATTCTGAATTATAAATTTCTATAGGTATCATTCTCTTATTTCTTATTATTTTATCTCTATGAATCCAATCAAGATTATCAATATGATTATTAGTCTTATCTCCATCAAGATGAGTAATAAAGTATTCAAATCCAGGAGAAGCAGGTCCAAAGTGTCTCATTACTTGAGTTGATACTAAAAAAGAATACCTACTTGATTCACGAGTATATGCAGTGAACTTAATATATCCATTTGTCATCATTGACGTATTACATTGAGATAAAGAACCGTCAATGTTCCTTCTATATAAATTACCATCATTAGATATTAAATACTTAGCTTCATAACCTTCTATTTGTAATTGTTTTACCATTATAATCTTTTTTTAACTACTACATCTACTTCGTCGCCACTCTTGACAGCTCTTCTTAATATTTTATATTCAACTCCATACATAAATGTAATATCTTTTAAGTTTGCAAATTCTCTTTTAGATCCATTTGATTCAATTACAACATATTTATTACTTACTGGTCTTTTTCTATATGTTGCACTCTTTAATCCAATTTCTTTTTTGAATAAATTAGATAGAGCATTATTGCCATGATTCTTATCGAGATGTTGAATCCAATCATACCGAGATAACTTCTCTTTATAAAAGGATTCCCATATTAATCGATGCATGTAAACCTTTTCAACTTTTCCATTATAAGTTAATGTGAATATATAATGTCCAGTCTTTTCTATCAATTGAGGATACATTTGCTTTCGTCCTTTACCTTTTCCCTTATGAGAGTATATTCTTCCTTTAGTGTCTACGGAATATACGCCCTCGAATCCGGGTACATCTGCTGTCAAATTCATATTCTTTTATTATTTATATGATATATAATCAAATAAGTTTTGGAAACTTTCTAAATAATTATCTGTAGTATATATAAAAACTAATCTATGAAAAAATTACTAAACAAGATCAAACAATCAATCGTGTATTTAATACTAATTATCTGGAATTTCATCTACTCATTTATAGGTGGATTATTAATGATAGTATATTACACCATACTTCAAACATTATTCCAAGTCAGTATAATTGCTTTAGCTTTCTTCAGTTGGTTACTGGGAGGAATGGATGCTGTAAAAACTTATTATGATAGTATAGGACAAAATGGACTGGGGAAATCGTAAGGTAAAAAACAATTTTTATAACACTAAGGAATGGAGGGCTTTGAGACTATTTAAGCTATCCATTAATCCTTTGTGTGAATTGTGTAGTAAAGAAACAAATCCAGTTATGGCTAACGAGGTTCATCACCTTATTGACATACAAGATAGACCTGATTTAAGATTGAGTTTAAGCAATCTACAAGCACTTTGTAAGAGTTGTCATGGAAAGATAACCTTTAATGAACATCTTGGTCACCAGTCTAAAATGAGCAGAATACACACACCATATAGAAAGAAGTGGAACTTAGATCTTTAACAGATCTTTAACGAATCAAGTATTTTATGTGTTACTTATTAAAGTACTTTTATAAAATAAGAATCGAAGAATGAAGAAACAATTGAACAACCAATCTAATATTATCAAAACTAAAAAAACTAAAAACTTTACTATCATAAATAATTCTTTAATAAAAGATACTAAATTAAGTACTAATGCTAAATTTATATTAATAACAATATTATCTAATTCCTCTGATTATATTATTCAAAAAGATTATTTATTTAAACAAAGTGATTTAGGTAGAGTAGCATATTTTAAAGCATGGAAAGAATTGGAAGAAGGTGGCTATATCTTTAAGAAATCAGTAAGGAGAGGATATCACTGGACTGTATATGAAACACCACAAATCAACGCTCCCTATATTTAACGAGCGTTACATTTAACGAGCGTTACTTAATGGGCCCTAATAAGACTAAAGAGAGAAGAAGTACTAAATAATAAATAATACTCTTGAGTACCCTGTGAGAATAAGATTCGTTACGATTTGAATGGTGTTGGACAAGCCAACACCATTCCACACGAAACATATCGTCGTTATGATAAATCATAACAACAACTTTTATCTAAATATAAGTTTAATTAAAGTAAATAATTATGGAAAGAACAACACCCTTATTTGATGTAAAAATAATTGAAGACAAACCTGAGGATAAAATCAGAACTAAAAAAGAATGGGAAAGAAGATTTAATATCTTAGCAGTAAGATATAATTACAATCCGGAGAAAGATTCTATAGAAACTATTTCTAAGAAAGAAAAAGATAGGAATAATAAATCCCTTATTAAAACTGAAAAGACCAAAAAGAAGTTTAATAAAAAAATAGACAAATTACTAAATACTATATGAAATTACCATACTGTAATAAATGTAAGAAGAAAGTAAAACCTTTATTCAAAGAAGTAGTTCCGCATATTGGAATGTATTGTAGTGAATGCAAATCCTATATTAAATGGGTTAATAAAGTTGACTTACCAGAAGATGTTAAAGTAGAGTTAAAGTTGAATAACAAACCCTTATTCTAAAACTTTATTTACTTTAGTATATATAATACACATGAAATCAATATTACCCAAGTTAACAGATAAAGAATTAGAGCATGCTGAAATAATAGCTAATGCTTTTAATGGTATGAGAAGAGGTAAACAGTATTTAAAATCTTCTGGATACTATAGAGATATATTAAAAAAGTCTAAATACAATATAGATATATCAGAACCTACATTTAGAAAGATAGTGCAATATTTAAGATTAACTGAAAAAGTTAATTATATAATCTGTTCATCCAGTCAAGGTTATTGGGTAGCTTCTAATAAAGATGAAGCAGATCAATCTGAAGAATTACTTCAATTAAGATTAGATAATGTAACAGCTACATTAGAAGCTCATAGAAAACAATGTAGAAGAGTATATGGATATGAAAGAGAGCATCCTAATAAAAACTTACTTAACTAATGGCAATATACTTAAAGAATAAAGATCTTCGTGATGAATTAATACTCTGTAAAGAAAAGGATGAACTATCTTTGAAAGCTCTTAATATGATGTTACTTATGGTAGCAAATATGTCTACTAAATTTTCATATAGATTTCATGAGGATAGAGAAGACTGCAAACAGTTCGCTATAATAGATTGCTTTATGTATTGGAGAAACTATGATGCTGAAAAAAATGCAAATGCATTTTCTTACTTCACTCAAATAATAAAGAATGGATTCGCTAAAGGTTGGCAAAAATTAAATGGCAAATGTCCTATATCAAAAAAGGTATCAATAAGCAATAATAATATTTACAATTTATAATACCAATTGAAACACAGTTATCTGTTGGATTCTTTTAACCTCAATGGTATTGTATCTTCAGAAGAATAAGAGTGAATAATAGTAACTCTTATTCTTTTTTATACTTTTATTTTTTTACTAAAGATATTAATTGTATATTACCAAAATAACTAAAACTTAAAAAAAGGAACAATGAATTTAATTAGCATAATTTTAGGAATATTTGTAATACTTCTAACTATTTTTTTTATAATTTTAATAAAGGATCATTCAATTGAGTTTATTAGACTTAAAAATAGATTAAAGATGTCTTTTAAATTATCAGAATATAATTATTTAAAACAGACTCTTAAAAAAAGAATAATAACTATTGTTTGGGCTATGATAATTCCAATAATTGGATATGGTATAGGAATAATAATATCAGTCTATATGAAATCCCCAATTACATCTACTATTTTAGGTAATATAAATATTATAGCTTATTGGATGTTGATTGGTCATCTTATACTTTATTATATTAATAGCATTTATGAAATTATAAGATATATTATTTTATATAATAAGCTTAAAAAAATTAGGACCATCTAAATAATATTGTCTTTTATTTTTTTCCTATGGTTATTATTAGTACATTTACTCTGAACATTAAAACAAAACTATTAACTTAAATTAACTATCATGAAAAAAGTATTAGGATTATTATTAGTAATGACTATTTTTAGCCTTGGATTATTCGCACAACGTACTACAAGAGTTACAATTGCGGAAGGAAAAGTACCAGCATCTAAATTAACATGGAGTGTTATAGAATCTAATGGAGATACTTATTGTTACATTGGATGGCAAAATTTTCAATATCAACATATTACTGATATTGGTAGTGCGATGTTTACCAAAACAGAAGATTTTAATAAATTTCTTGATTTGCTTGAAGAATTTGCAAATACAGAGAATGGAGTTGAGGTTAGAGAAGGACGTTTATCCTTACATAAATTTACTAAGTCTATTATGATAAAGGATTTAAGAGCAGATAATTATCAATATATTACTAAAAGGAATGCACTAAAATTAGTAATAAAATTACGACCATACGCTGATCAATTAAATATGAAATAAGTTAATATGTTTTCCCTGTACCTTAAGGACCTAACTACAATATGTATTAGGTCTTTTTGTTGTGTGCCTACCTAACCATATAGACCCCTTACCAATTAATTTATTTATTTTTTTATCAAGGGGCTATATTTTAAAATCTACCATTGATCCCTGTAAATCGCCGGCTCACACAAAACTTACGTCTAAAGGATTTTAGGTCTTAG